GCAGAAAACACTGTGATGAGACGCAGATAGAACAGGTTGTCATATCAGATCTAGCTCCTGGACAACCTAAAGTGGGCAATGTTGAAAAATGTTGCCCACTTTCCTTGACTAATTGCAAAAAGTGTATATAATTAAAGTATGAGAACAGCAACACTAATAATCAACGATGAAGTAAATCTTAAGATATCAGGACTAGAGCTTGATGTTCGCAAGAAACTAGTGAATACTTTTAAGTATGATGTGCCACATGCAAGATATTTGCCAGCAGTTCGACTAGGACGATGGGATGGTAAAGTTGCATACTTTCAAATGGGAGGTAGTACATACTTAAATTTGTTGCCGGATATACTTCCTATACTTGAAGATTTTAACTACGACGTTGATATACAAGACAACAGAGAATACCAAACAGTATTCAAGTTTGATCCAGTGGCAGAAGATACTTACAGTGACATTATGTGGCCGAAGAATCATCCTGCCTCTGGCACTCCTATTAAGATGCGTGACTATCAAGTTGAGATAATAAACAGTTTCTTAAAAAATCCACAGTGCTTACAAGAAGTAGCAACTGGTGCTGGTAAAACAATAATGACTGCAAGTCTAAGTGAACGTGTGGAAAATTACGGACGTAGCATTGTTATAGTACCAAACAAAAGTTTAGTTACACAAACAGAAGCAGACTATTCAAACATGCAACTAGATGTTGGTGTGTTCTATGGTGACAGAAAAGAGTTTGGACATAAGCACACAATATGCACATGGCAAAGTCTAAATGTATTACTAAAGAACACAAAGAATCAAACAGTTGATATTACCATACATGAGTTCTTAGAAGATGTGGTTGCAGTGATAGTTGATGAAGTACACATGGCCAAAGCAGATGCACTTAAAACATTGTTAACTGGCGTAATGAGCAAGATACCATTGCGTTGGGGACTAACTGGTACAATACCCAAAGAACCATTTGAGTTTCAAGCACTGCATTGTAGTTTAGGTCCTGTGATAAATCAACTTAGTGCCAGTGAGCTACAGGAAAAAGGTGTACTTGCAAACTGTCATGTGAACGTTGTGCAGTTGATTGACCATGCAGAATTTACAAACTATCAAAGCGAATTAAAGTACCTATTTGAAGAAAAAGGGCGATTAGATACCATTGCAGGCTTGGTTATTGAAGTAAATAAAACGGGTAACACATTGGTGTTGGTTGATAGAATAAGTGCTGGCACAGAACTGCTGAATCGTATGGGAGATGAAGCTGTGTTTGTAAGTGGTGCAACCAAAGCAAAAGCAAGACAGGATGAATATGATGAAGTGGCTACTGCGACGGGTAAAATTATTATTGCTACATATGGTGTCGCGGCCGTGGGCATTAATCTGCCACGTATCTTCAATCTTGTCCTTCTTGAGCCTGGCAAAAGTTTTGTACGGGTTATACAAAGTATTGGTAGGGGTATTCGTAAAGCGGAAGACAAAGACCACGTCCAAATCTGGGACATAACAAGTACTTGCAGATTTGCAAAAAGACACCTAACCAAACGTAAAGCATTTTATAGAGAAGCAAACTACCCTTTTAGTGTGGAGAAGTTAGACTGGAATGGGTAGTTGTTATAAACATGTAGGTCAGTATATCACAAGTTGTACAGGTATGGTACTTGAAATCGGAAGTGATCGTTACGAAGGATCAACTGCATATTTTGCTGGTGTTGCAAAAGATTGGAAAGCAGAATTTATTACAGTTGATTTGAACGAAGACATGCCTCGGAGATTAAGACAAGCAGTACCTTCAAACTTGCCTTATACATTTGTCCAATGCGAAGGAACAGAGTGGACAAAGACTTGCAGTAGACCAATAAGCATACTATACTTAGATAACTTCGATTGGGATTGGGAAGTTGGAACACATAGCAAGATGATTGAAGAACAACGTGTTTGGTACACAGAGCATGGCATAGAAATGAACAATATGAACTGCCAAGTTGCACACCTAACACAAATGAAAAATTTATTACCTTTTATGACACAATCATGTGTTGTTTGTTTAGATGATACTTATATGCACAATGGAGTGTATATTGGAAAAGGTGGAGCAGTTGTGCCGTTCTTATTGGCCAACAATTTTAAACTAGAATTAGCTCAAGACTACGGAGTAATTATGAGTAGAACACAATGAGAATTTTAACATTAGAAAATACTGTATTTGATTTAGATACACTGCCAGAAGAGATAGATGACTTGCGTTTTTCAATCTTTGACAACAGTGATCCACAAAACCCTGATCACTTATACATACCACTGATATTTTTAGAAACATTTAACTCTCCTGCACTGGTATTGCGTATTGGTGATACACAGATGAAGATGCCAATTGACTGGCAAGTGTTAATTGGAGAGCCAGAAGTTGGCGACTTAGAAATGCTACAACTTACAAGTATCAATGACAGAGGATTTAAGGTATTTCAGTTTAATCCACTAACCAGTTTTCGACCTACATACATGGACATTGAAATTGTTGATGTGTACCAGGACGTAACATGGTATGTGCCTAAATTGAAAAATGGGCAGATGTTGGCCGTTCCGGTAGAAGACAAAGACGATCCACGGTGTGCGTACTTTGTGAAAGACATCAGTCGTAACTGTGAAATCGTGGACTACAATAAGGCGTGGTAATATGGAATTTACTAACGGTATATTCAATGTAATACGAAACAAGATGAATGACAGTGCGATTCTGGCATTGATTTACACTTGCGGTCATGTTATAATAGCAATGAATGTTGTGTATTGGATGACAGGTGCAAGCATATGGGAGGCTGGAGCAGTAGCACTGGTTGAACCTTGTATAAATGGTGTATGGTTTTATATATTACATAGGCTATGGAAAAAGTACAATCAGTATGAAAAATAAAAAATATTTTTGTTATGAAATTTATAAAAATATTAGCATTTGGTCAACACAAAATGGTGTAAAATATAATCCTTGTAGTATTTACAATGGCTCTTATGCTACAACTGATACAGTTGACATTGCAAAGGTTTGGAACAACTCAGTACATCAAGATCTAAAACGTTGTGTTGAAACAGATACGCCAATCTCAGGTTGTCAAGTTTGCTATGATGAAGAAGCAGTGGGACGAAAAAGTCGTAGACAAAGTGTGAAACAAACATGGGAAGATTTTTTACATGATACAAACATTGATCTTGATAAACCACAAGGCATAGATTATAGTGTTGGAAATCTCTGTAACCTTAAGTGTGTGATCTGCAGTCCACACAATAGCACTGCATGGATAAGCGATTGGGAAAAACTTTATCCTGAAGATAATATAGAATCATTCAAATACAATAAAAACATACAAAATTTACTATCAGATAAAGATACTCTAAGTAACATTCGCAGTATACATTTTCATGGCGGTGGAGAACCTTTGTTAAGCAATAATCATTATGATCTGTTGGTTAAAATTAAAGAAGCAAAGGGACTAGACGATGTTAAGGTGTTTTACAACTGTAACGGTACAATAATCCCTACGCAACAGGTGTTGGATATTTGGGAAGAATGTTTGTTAGTAGAGATATACCTGAGTATCGATGACATAGGCAAACGGTTTAACTATCAACGCACTGGTGCTGATTGGAACACCTTGGTTGCAAATATAAAAACAATGGAAAAAATATTACCGCACAATCATATGTTTAAAATAAATTGTGTGTGGAGTTATCTTAATTTATACTATATCAATGAACTTTATGATTGGTATCAAGCAAATTTACCTACTAACCGTTACGGTGATCCAGTTGACTTTATATTACAAAAAGGTATAGGTCCATGTGCTATAAGCCAGTTACCTGCTGATACTAAAGATTTACTGAGACAAAAATTTATTGGGTATCCACAGTTGACGTCTATAGTAGATAGTATACCCGATGGAAACAGCTCAGATCAGTTTTGGACATATGTGAACAGATTAGATCAAATACGTAATACCAGTTTTAATGAAGTATGCCCTGAATGGAGCAAGTTGATATGAAAATTCTTTACAAAAACTTAGTTTAGTGTATAATAGTAATATGAGTAAACTTAGTATACAAAATGAAATGCGTTGTCTTGATACCAAAGATAGAAACTTCTATGACAGTTTGACCGACGAAGAACGTAAAAAGTATTCAAACTTTCTTATGATACGTTGGAGTAGTGCAGTACAAGGTCCTGCAGAACTGCAAGAATACTATTTGGTTGCGTGTAACGAGAGGCTGAATAAGCATTTCTTTGATATAAACAAGCATCAAAAACTACAATGGTTGTGTGCTACTGCTATTTCACCAGGCATGGGATCGCATAGACATCAATGGATCTCTCCCAAGAAGAAAGAAAAAGGCAACAACGAAGGCAAAAAAATACTAATGGAACTGTTTCCTGCAATGAAAGCAGATGAGGTAGAACTGTTGAGCAAGCTGATGACCAACAAAGAACTAAAGGAACACATGCGTGACAGTGGAGTCGCAGACAAAAAGTGAAATGTATAAATGCAAGTACTGCGGTCGTGAGTTTAGAAAAGAAAGCACACTGGCAGTGCATCTTTGTGAGCAAAAACGTAGATTCCAAGAAGAGAAAGAAGTAGGTGTGCAAATTGGATTGCAAAGTTATTTAAAGTTTTACACCATGACACAAGGAAGTGCAAAACTTAAAACCTATGCTGACTTTGCCACATCACCATACTATAAAGCATTTGTAAAATTTGGCAGACACTGTGTTGGTATAAATGCAATAAACGTGCCCAAGTTTGTCGAATGGGTAATTAAAGAAAACAAGAAACTGGATCACTGGTGCAAAGAAGCAGTTTATGATGAATACTTGCGTCAGTACATTCAAAGAGAAGCACTCACTGACGCATTACAACGTGGCATTGAATACAGTATAAAGTGGAGTGAAAAAACAGGACATCCTGCACAGGACTTTCTACGTTATGGAAACGATAACAGTGTAGCATTTGCAATAAGTACTGGACGAATATCACCGTGGCTAGTTTTTAACTGTGAATCAGGACAAGCATACTTGGCAGACATGAATGCAGATCAAACAAAAATAGTATGGCCATGGATTGATCCAGACTTTTGGAC